ACCGCGCCCAGGACTCGGACTTCGGCAACATCACCGTCGAGTTGATGTACGTGCAGGGCGTTACTGGCTCCGCCACCGGCTCGGCCGTCACCATCAACACCTTTACCGGCGCCACGGCGCTCGCCACCACCCGCAGCCGTGGCCTTCTTGGCTTCACCACGGTCGCCATTCCCACTGGCTCCTGGGGTTGGGCCGTCGTGGGCGGTGTGTTCCGCGTCCTCATCTCCGGAACTGTCACCGCCGGTCAGTCCGCCTACCTCACCGCAACGCCCGGCACGCTCTCGAGCACCGTGGTGGCGGGTGATGAGGTCTTCAACGGCACCTTCGTATCCGCCAACGGCGTGCCGTCGGCGGGATTCGCGCGCATGAGCCTCGCCAACGCCTTCGTGGGAGACACCGACAATGCCTAGTGCCCAGCAGTTCTACGACATCAACGAGGGCACCTGGACCACGGGTGGCGTGTCGGTGCGCTTCTACCCGAAGTCGGTGCAGGACCAGCCCGCGTCCGACGCGGCCGGCCGTCCGGTGTACAAGGACGTCGTCTACCTGGAGAAGCGCGTGCCGGGTGACAGGCTCGTCACCATTGACCGGCCCATGCGTGAGTCGGACAAGATGGAGTTCCCCGAGCAGTGGCGCCGGTATGAGGTGAATGCCACGGAGAAGCCCGAGGGCCAGCCCCTCGCCGAGTGGCCCCAGGTGTCGCGCAGCCAGGTGGAGGAGTTGGCCTACTTCCGTGTCCGCACGGTGGAGGAGCTTGCCCGGGTGCCGGACTCCGCCAGCGCCCCCATGGGCCCCCTCTTCCCGTTGCGCGACAAGGCCCGTGCGTACCTCGACCGCGCCGCCGCTGGCGCCCAGGAGGCCAAGCTCGTGGCGGAGAAGGAGGCCGTGGAGGCGAGGAACCGGGAGTTGGAAACGCGCCTCGCACGGCTCGAGCAGCAGCAGGCGGAGCACGCCAGCAAGAAGGGGAAGTAGCCCATGCGCGCCCTCGGCAACATCGTCATCCGCGACGCCGCGGTGGAGTTGGGGTTGCCGTGGGCCGATGGGACGTCGGTGTACACCTCCTCCGACGTCAACCTGCGTCAACTTCTCGCCTTCGCCAACGCCGAGGGGCAGGAGTTGACGCGGGAGTACAACTGGAGCGCGCTCCAGTTGCGGCTGACGGTCAACCTCTTGCCGGCCGTCACCATGTACGCGCTCCCGGCGGACTTCTTGCGCGCCGTTCCTGTGACGCTGTGGGGGAAGAGCACCTGGATGCCCGGGTACGGCGGCCCCACTCCCTCGCAATGGGAGGACATCCGCAACTGGCAGCCGGCTTCAACGCTGCGCATCATATTCCGGATTCAGGGGGAGACGCTGGAGCTCATGTCGCCCCCTGCCGCCCCCAGCGACATCACCCTGGTGTACCAGACGGGCTGGTGGGCCGCCGCTCCGGGCGCGGCCCCCTCCTCGGAGGAGCTCGCCGCGGAAACAGAGGAGGCCGTCTTCGACCGCCGCCTCATGGTGGCGGGCGTGAAGGTGCGCTACCTCGAGGCACGTGGCTTCGACTCCACCGCGGCGCGGCTGGATTACAACCGGGCGCTGTCCCGGGCCATGGGGGCCGACGGTGTGGCGCCGGTACTCACCGTCGGCGGCACGGCGAGCGTCATGCCTCCCACGTGGAGAAACCTTCCGCCGACGGGCTGGGGGCAATAGGCCATGCCCCGCCGTGGCATTCCCTCTCGGCTGTCCGTGCAGACGGTGCCCGCGCCGGTAGGTGGCCTCAACACCGTCTCTCCCGGACTTCAGGTGCCGCTCACTGAGTGCGTGAGCGCCTACAACCTGATTGGCGCCGAGAATGGCCTCCGGGTGCGTCTCGGGTACCGGGAGCAATCCACGGGGATGACGGGGCAGAACAATGCCTGGGTGCGCACCGTGTTGCCATTCACCGGCAACAGCTCCGGGCAGAGCCGGATTTTCGCCACCACCGACAACGGCATTTGGGACTGTACCCTCCCCACGCCTTCTCTCGTCGTGTCCTTCCCGTCCAAGACGGGGCTCGCCGGCTACGGCGCCTCTGTGAACTTCGTCACCCCAGCAGGCCGCTTCCTCGTCTACTGCGACGAGGTGAACGGCACCTACGTCTACCAGGACGGTGGGGCGGGGTGGACGAAGGTGACACAGGGCGCTGGCGCCAAGCAAATTGACGTGGGAGACCCCACGCGCTTTGCCTTCGTCGCCGTCTTCAAGAGCCGCCTCTGGTTCGTGGAGCGGGACACCTCGGACGCATGGTACCTGCCCATCAGCCAGGTATACGGCACAGCCACCCGCTTCCCATTGGGGCAGGTATTCCGAGAGGGAGGAAACCTCGTCGGCATGTGGAACTGGACGTACGACGGCGGTGCCGGCTTGGATGATTCGCTGGTGCTCGTCTCGGGCGGAGGGGACGTCGCGGTGTACCAGGGCTCGGACCCCTCCAGCGCCTCCACCTTTGGCCAGCGCGGCCAGTGGCAGATGGCGCGTCCGCCAGCGGGCAGACGCATCGCCAGCACCTACGGCGGGGACTTGCTGCTGCTCTCCAAGTTGGGCGTCATCCCCATGTCCCAACTCGTCGTGGGCAGCGTCTCTTCGCTCGAGTATGCGACGGCGAAGGTGAGCAACCTCGTCAACCGACTACTCAACGAGCGGAGCGCGGATCCGTACTGGGGCATCCACCTCCAGCCCGAGGACAACGCCCTCATGGTGGTGGTGCCGCTCGCCGGAAACAGCGAGTACAACCAACTCGTGCAGTCCAACGCGAGTCGGGGCTGGTTTCTCTACAAGGACTTGCCGGTGGTGTCGGGCGCCGCGTGGCAGGGCCAGTTCTTCTTTGGCACTCCGGACGGCCGCCTCTGCATCCACACCGGCTACTCGGACAATGTGAGCATCGCCATTCCTCAGACGTTCGAGAGCGTCGACTGGAGCTTCGTCGGCGCCTTCAGCAACTACGGCTCCGCGGCGATGAAGCGGGTGTCCTTCATGCGCCCCCTCATCCTCAGCGAAGGCAGCCTGCCCTCGTACTCGGTGGAGGCGCGGTACAACTATGACACCAACCTGCCTGACCCAGTGGAGTTGGTGCTCTCCGCTACGGGCGCCGCGTGGGACTCCGCCAAGTGGGACGTGGACACGTGGAATGGAGCCTCGCCGCCTTCGGCCGACCTCCGTGGGACGCTGGGAATCGGCTCCTCCGTCGCAGTGGCCATGCGCGGCCAGTCTCTCGCGCGCACCATTGTGGTGAGCGTCGACGTGGGATTCATGGCAGGCGGCTACCTATGAAGGTGCGCGCCGCTACCTTCTGGGACTTGCCTTGGCTGATTGACAGGACGGGGTATGATCCCCCTCCGGGCTTCCGTGGCCTCGTCGCCGTGGGCGAGGACGGCCGGATTCGCGGCCTCGTCGGCTTCGACCGATGGACACCCGCCAGCGCTCACATGCATGTGGCGGTGGACGTGCCCGCTGCCTGCCGCGGCCTGCTGCACTCCGCCTTCGCCTACCTCTTCCGGGACACAGGGCGGCTCCTCGCCCGGGCCGAGGTGCGGGCGGGGAATTCCGCGAGCATGCGCGCCACGCAGCATGTAGGGTTCAGCGAGGTGTCGAGGACGAGGGACGGCTGGGCGGCGGGCGAGGACCTGGTGCAATTCGAATTGCGGCGCGAGGAGTGCCGCTGGCTGAAGGAGGTGTCCCATGGGTAGCGGAATGCCGGCGCCGCAGAACTTCGGCGCGGCGGCCGGGCAGCAGGCCCAGGCAAGTCAGTACGCCGTGGACCAGCAGACGCAGCAGAATCGCATCAACCAGAACAACGGCTTCGCCACCACCTCCTACGGCCCCAACGGGCAGCAGACGTCCTTCAACGGCCCACTGGGTGGGCTGAGTACCAACCTCCAGGCGCAGGCCGCCCAGGCCATGGGCACGCCCTTCTCGCTGGACGGGCTGCCACCCGCGATTGACCCGTCGCAGGCCCGGGAGCAGGCCATCAACTCCGCCTACGGGCAGGCGTCGTCCCGCTTGGATCCGCAGTTCGCCCAGCAGGAGACGGCCCTCAAAGCGCAGCTCGCGGGGCAGGGACTCGCCCCGGGTTCCCAGGCCTACAACGACGCCCTGTCCAACTTCGGCCGGCAGAAGAACGACGCCTACAACGGGGCGCTGTCGAGCGCCGTGGGCCAGGGCACGCAGGCCGGCAACGCGCTCTTCAACCAGTCCATCCAGTCCCGACAGAACGCGCTGATGGAGATGCTCCGCTCCCGGGGGCAGGCCTTCGGTGAGCTCCAGGGCCTCCAGGGGCTGTCCCAGCAGCAGGGCTACAACCAAGCCGGACGCGCTGAGACGCCGCAGTACCTCCAGGCCGCCGGCATGCAGGGGGCGCAGGACTGGCAGCGCTACCTGTACGAGCAGCAGCAGATCGCCGACGGCATCAAGGGCGGCGTGGGTCTCGCGACAAGCCTGGCGCCCCTGGCTCTTGGGCTACCCCCGGTCCCATTCAAATTGTGAGGTGAGCCATGGCCGAAGACTTCGAGGCGACGTGGATGGACTACCTGCCGGTGGAGGCGCAGCTCGAGTGGTTGCGCCGAGGGCCCGCCGCGCTTGAGGAGCAGCGGCCCCAAGCCAGCGGTGCGCTTCCGGACGTCTCTGACCCGGACCTCGCCGCCTATACCTCGCTGGGCTCCGCCGGCGACAGGCGCGCCGCGCTGGAGCGCCAGTTGGCCATGGCCGAGCAGCTCATGGGGCAGCAGCAGGGCAACTACTCCACGGGGATTGGCGCGGCCCTGGGTGGCATCGGTGGCATCGTCAACACCGTGAGCGGCGGCCTCCAGCGGCGCAAGGCTCAGCAAGGTCTGGCGGAGCTGACGTCGTCCCAGGATGCGGCTCGGGCGCGCTTCGCGCGTGGCGCCCGCACGTGGGGTGCGGAGCAGGCCGGAAACCTCGGCGTCCTCTCTGGGGACCCAGTGCTTGGCGCCTTCGGGCGCACGCAGCAGAAGTCCGCCCAGAACATGGACGCGGGAAGCCTGCGCGCGCTCACGCTCCGGCAGGGCGAGGAGCGGCTGAATCTCCAGAAACAGGAGGGCGAGCGGAAAATTGAGCAGTTCGCCCAGAAGCACGGCTTGGACGTGCAAAAGGTTCGCGCTGCCATCGCCCAGGGCTGGAAGGGCCTCGACCTGCGCGAGCAGGAGTTGTCCGACCGGGGAACCGAGAGAGTTCAGAAGCAGGAGGCCGGGCTGCGCGACGAATACTACCAACTTCCGGCGGTGAAACAGTTCACCGGCATCCAGGACGCATACAACCAGGTCCGTACGGCCGCCTCGAATCCATCTGGCGTGAATGATTTGGCCCTCATCTTCGGGCTCATGAAGATGCTGGACCCCGGCGTGTCGGTAATGGAGGGGGATGTCCAGAACGTGAAGAAGACGGCTGGAATCCCCGACCAGATTTACGGCCTCTTCTCGCGAGCCAGAGACGGCCAGCAGTTTTCGCCAGAGCAGAAGCAGCAAATCCTTCGGACGGCCGAGCAGGTCTACGAGACGCGCAAGCGTACCGTCGATGGCCTCAAGTCGAATTACCGCACGCTGGCCTCGCAGACAGGTGTGGATCCAACCCGCGTCGTGCTTCCCGATACCGACCTGACGAAGCCCCCTGGGACCACCCCCGTGGGTGGAGGCGGACCGCAGATGTCCGACAAGGACAGGGCTGCTCTCGAGTGGCTGAAGTCTAACCCGAATGACCCCCGCGCCCCGGCCATCCGCGAGCGCCTGAAGGCGAAAGGACTGGCCCCGTGAGTGGCTTCAACCCCGATGAATACCTGGAAGAGCCGGCCGCGCATGTTGACCCGGACGACGTGCGCTCCGTCAGCCCCGAGGCCCAGCGCCGGGCGATTGAGGCCCTGCTGGCGCCTCAGGTGGGCGCCGGGGAGACGTTCCTCAACAACGCGGTGGACGCCATCCCCCTCGGCGGCCGTCTCCGGGACATCCTCCAGGCCATTGTCGACCGAGACGTGGGCGTGCGCGCTCGTCTCACCCCACAGGCCCGGGAGGAACTGCTGCGCATGGGCGAGGAAGTGCCGCCCACCGCCGAGGAGCCGAGGGGCCTCCTCGACACCTACCGCACCGTCCGGGACGAGCGGCGCGCACGTACCGCGGCCGGCAGTGAGCAAAACCCCTGGTCCGCCCGCGCTGGGGCCGCCACCGGCATTGGCCTGTCCATCGCCGCCCCGCTGCCAGCCGTAAGCATCGCCGGCAAGGGCGTCGCGGTGGGAAAGAAGGCCACGGGCGCCGCGCGGCTTCTCCAACTCGCACGCAGCCCCACGGCGGCTCGCATCGGCTCTGCCGCTGCCACGGGCGCGGGGTACGGAGCGCTCGGCGGCGCCACCGAGGGCGAGGCCGACCTGACGCAGGGCGACATTCGCGGCGTGCTCGCCGACACCGTGCGCGGCGGGGCCTCGGGCGCCGCATGGGGCGCTGGCGGCGGGGCCGTGGCGGAGGGGGCGCGCGCGGGCATTCCCCTACTGCGTCGCTACGCGCTCCAGAAGGCCCGCGAGAACATCCAGGGCTCATCCGACATTGCCGCCGCCACCCGGAAGCCCATGCGCGACGAGTCCGTGGCCCAGGTGCTCGATGACGGCCACATCCGCCCGCTCGCCACCACCCGGGACACCTACGGCCGCATCAGCGAGGCGGCGGAAACCGAGGGCGAGGAACTCGGCCGGCTCGTTTCGGAGCTGGAGAAGCGCGGCGTGAAAGGGCCGGACGCACAGGCGCTGGCGGAGGACCTCATGGCTCGCTACCGCCGGGAGTGGAAGACGAACCTCAACGACGCCGAGGCCGAGGTGTTCAGCGAGGCGGCCGACAGGCTGGTGAAACGGGCGGGGCCGGCCCCGGGTGAGGCAGGCCCTGCCGCACGCAACCTGGGCTTCGGCCAAACGGAGCGCATCAAGTCCAACGCCCAGAAGCAGGCTCGCTTCGACCGGCTTCGCCTCTCTGGTACGGACGAAGCGCGGCAAGAGGTGGCCAGCGTCATCCGCCAGGCCAACGAGGACCAGGTGGCCGCATGGATGGCGGAGAAGGGCCGGGGCCGCGGCGACAAAATCATGGGCGGCAAGTTCAAGACGCAGAAGAAGGTGGTGGGAAACTACCTCGATGCTCAGGCAGCCGCCGAGCGGGGTGCCAGCAAGCAGATGCAGAAGCCGAGCGTGGGTCTGACGGACACCATCATGGGCGCGGCGGCGGGCGGAGGTAACCTCCTCACCTCCGCTTTCCTCGCCAACATGAATGCCGGCGTCCGCTCGCGCTTTCCCTCCACGGCGGCGGTGGGAGCCGAGGCCTTGAGGAAGTCCCTCGCCACGGGCCGCGCCGGAGAGCGACTGGGAGTGGGGGCCTCTGCCTTCGGGCCCGTTGCGGCGGACGAAGCCCGTCGGTGGGCCAACGAGCAGAACCCCGAAGACCCGAACCTCAGCCCGCAGATGCGCGCCCTCCTCGAGCTGCTGCGCACCCGAAAGGAGCAGTGAGCCATGCCCCGCGACTCAGGCGGCACCTACACCTCACCCATAGCGAACTTCACGCCTGGGAGCACCATCCGCTCCCAGGACATGAACACGAAGTTCACCGACATCGTCTCGGCCCTCACCACCAGCCTGGATAGGTATGGCGCGGGGACGATGATGGCGCCCTTCAAGGCGCAGGACGGCAGCACGGCCAACCCGTCCATCACCTTCGGGAATGACCAGGGCACCGGCCTCTACAGTGGCGGCGCCAACGTGCTCCGCGCGGCGGCGGGCGGCTCCATCCTCCAGGAGTGGAACCTTACCCAGATTTCGTGCAACCGGCCGCTGGTGGTGACTACTCCGGTGGCCAACACCAACGCCTTCACCGCCACGGGCAATGGCACAGGCCAGGGCGGTGTTTTCCAGGGCGGCGTGGGCGGTGCCAACCTGCCGGGCTCGCGGGGCATTACCACCACTGGCGGCACCGGCAGCGGCTCCGGGAATGGCGGCCTCGGCGTCTACGCAACGGGTGGAGCTGCGTCCGGCGGGGCGGGCAGCGTCCAGGGCCGCGCCATCGACGCTGACGGGGGCCTCGCGGGCATCGCCGCCCCCCTGGACCCGGCCGGCTCGGTGCGTCCCAACCGCTACTTCTTCACCACCTCCACCATCCCCACCGCCTCGGGTGTCTCCTACCCCCTCAACGGGCTCACCTTCACCAACGCGGCGGGCATCAATGTCATCGCCCTGGACGCCTATGCCCGGACGACGGCGACCGTGGCGGGCTGGCAGATGGTGCGGCTGGGCCTGCGCTACGACGTGGACAACGTCATTGGCGCGGGCGGCATGCTGGAGTTCGGGACGACGGGATTCAGCATGGCGGCGGGTTCGGCTGCTACCTCGTCGAACCCGGCCCCGGCTCTGACGCTCACCAACGCCAACCTCGCGTTCGCATCTACCGTGGTCGCTCCAGCCGGGACTACGGTGGTTACGAACACGATCACTCCAGCCAACATCTGCAAGGTCTGGGCGGTGTTCGGCGTTCTCGGAACGAGCGTAGGCCAAACGCCGGATGTGGCCACAACGGGATCCCTGTACGACACTTTCAATGTCGCCAGCGTCACTGCCACTCAACTCGGCGTCGTTACAATCACGTTCGCTGCCCCGTTCGCAAGCGCTGCGTACAAGGCAACCATCACGTTCGAGAAAATCGGCGACAACATCGGCCTTCAGTTGACGCCGAAGATAATCGGTAGAACCGCCTCAACCCTGATATTCCGTTGCACCTCCACGAATTCTGGAGGGACGACTACGGATTACTCATTCAGCGACACGGTCAATCGCATCGGCTTCCACGTCGACCTCCAGGGGCGTCAGTGACTCGGCCGACCGTGCGAGTATGCCCGACATCATGATCACCTCGCTTCGGGCAGCGGAGCAGTCTTTCACCTCCACTGTCACCTGAACCGCCATTTGCTCCGTGCTGACTGGGATCATGACGATCCCACCCAGTCGGCCTGTCGTATCACCGCATGTCGTGTGGACCGGGCACTCAGCAGGAATGCCAGAGAAGTACACCGCCTTCTCCTCCTGCCTGAAGGCACGGATGTCCAGTGTCCCGGACCCACAAGACACAGTGAGTACGGCGGTGTCTCCGTCCCGCCAGAATCTGGCATCAACGTCGACTGATATGATGTTTCGTCTGGAGGTGGGTCCGGATGTTTCCCCACCCCAGAGTCCGAAGTACGGCGCGTACGCCGCTGCAACCTGTTGCTCGGGTTCAACGAACGCAGGTTCACCACACGCAAGGCAATAGACAGCTACGAACGCCAAAGCGAACGCACGAAACATGGAGACTCCTATCGAGGGGAAGTGCGGTGCGCCCGATACCCCCGGTTCGGAACGCGCACCCAGCAGTACGGCACGTGCTGCAACCCGTCAATGCGTGACGTGTTACGCACCACGCATCATCGCCTACGCACATGGACGGAAACTCTGCCCGTTGGTACTAGTCTTCAATGCCATACAGGATAGAGCCGGAAGTTAAGTTCCTCGACGTGGTGCGGCCGTCGGTGTTCGCCCTCTCGCTGCTGACCTACGCGACGGTGGGCTGGGCCACGGCGTGTGCTTCGCGGCCTCCTCCAGTCCCGGAGCCCGAGTCCCCTCCTGGTGCCTGGACATCCGACGACAGGCGGATGGGTGTGCTCACCCGGGACTTGCCGCACGAGCCATTCCCGGGCCAGAGGCGCGCCAAGGATGGGAAGTGCGGGGTGCGGCAGATTCCGCTGCGACACCCCGGAGGCAAGGGCACGGGCTGCTGGAAGCGCCTCGCCGACCCGCCCGAAGGCAAGGAGGGCTGTGGCGAGGACTTCGAGTGGCTGGGCTTCTGCTATGCGCCCGTGCTCGAAGCCAAGAAAGAGCCCGCCGCTATTCCCTAGCCCTGGCCGAGGCGGATCGTGACGGCCATGCCCGCCCTCTCCCGGTGGCGTTCGAAGCGCTGGCGGGTGGCCTCGAGCGCCTCCTCGACCTTCCCGGGCTCGCGGGGCAGGCACCCCACCGCCACCACCGCGTGGGTCGTGGCGTCGCGCACCTCCATCACCAGCACGTCGGCGAGGTTCATCCTGCCTCCACCCAGCGCCACACCTCGTGTCCGTTGGGCCTCCATCCCTGCTGACGGTACCAGCGCTGTTCGTGGGCCTTGTTCTGCGTGAACTCCTCTGGCCGCATGCCCCACTGAATCGGCTCAGTCGGCGCGAAATCGGTCCACTTGGTGGTGGCCCAGTTGCCGTTCACGCCCTCCGGGCATCCCGGCCACGCACACTCCCTGGGCTGATGCTCGCCCTCGGAGAGCACCTCGTGCCCCCTCTTGCACATGGCCTTCACGGCTTCACCTCCACGCCCAGACGGGCGCGGACGAGGGACAAGGCCCAAGCGAACACCCGGGCGTGCTCGGGGCTCCGGTCCTGGAGTTCCGCCTCGTAGGTGCGCGGGTCCAAAGCGTCGGCGACGTCCTTCTCTTCCGTGCGCAACGGAATATCGTATCCGTTGGCGTTCAGTCCCATGAGCTTGGCGGGAGTTGCTGGCTCGGGGAACAGCGCGGCGTGCACAGAATCCGGTGTGCCGAGAACGACCCATGGTTCGAGCTCGTCCTGCATGATGATCACGACTTCGCCCGTCTCTTCGTTGGACCACGCAATGCCCGTGACTCGTTCAGGACGAATGAACACTGACCCACCAGCCTCTTCAATCCGCCTCAGCATGCTTCCTCCTGCGCCACCACAGCGCTCATGTGGATTCTCGCCACCGCCCCGGAGAAGTTGCGCGCCTAGTGGCTGAGCCGCAAGAAAACTCCCGGACGAGGGTGTAGGCTCCATCCATGCCCCTCCCGAATTACCCGACAGACCCCACGACGCTCCGCCGCACCCGGTACGCCGTGGATGGCAGTTCCCCGGCACCGCTGGTGGGCGCCACGCCCGACGAGCAGGTGCTCACCCTGGACAGCATCCGCGCGCTCCGCATTGGACTCCAGGCCGCCCCTGGCGAGACGCTCACCGGCACGGGAACCCTCCGGATGTACCTCCTGGACTCCGAGGCTGGAGCGGCGGACTGGGGTCGGACTCCGGACCTGGACATCATCGTCCCGGGCGAGGCGGCTGGAGAGAGGACCTTCTGGCTGCCCGACGTCCCCACGCTGGTGCGAGCGGGCCGCATGCACATCCGCACGCAGGGAGTGGGCACCAGCGGCGGCGGGCAGGTCACCATCCACGTGCAGGCCTGGTCGGGTGCCCTGTGAAGGGCCGGCACCTCATGGCCGTGGTGCTGCCGGTGGCCCTCGTCGCCGCGGCAGCGTGGTCCCAGTCCGCGGCCCGCCCGCCGAAGGCCGGAAAGTTCTCCGGGCCCATGGACGTGAGTGGACCGGCCACCTTCCGCTCGAACGTGGCAGTGGACGGCGGGGTGTCGGCGGCCTCAGTCCAGGCGGGCTCGGTGGACGCCGGCACCCTCAACGTCACGGGCGCCGCCTCCTTCGCCCAGAGGCCCACGGGCGTCGTCCTCTCTGGCTCGCTCGTGAAGGCGGCGGCCACGGGAGTAACGGCCGGATGCAACGTCTTCGGGACCATTTCTGTGCCCGGAGCGCTGACGGGCGACGGTTGCCTGCCGAGCGCCATTCCCACATCGGCGCTGACCCTCGGCATCACCTACGACTGCTATGTGACGGCCCCGGCGACCGTCACCATGCGAAGCTGCGGCCTCGTGTCTCTGGTGAGCGCTCCAGCCGGCACCTACCAGGTGCGCGTCATAGGTCCTTGAGCCTCACCGTCCTCGGTCACCCGAGTCGCGCCGGTGGCGGCGGGCCCACCAAACGTCCGCCAGCCACGTACCGATGGCGGTCCCAAGAGGGATGCCGATGGCGCATCCCACCAACGTCCCCAGGAGCGCCTCTGGCGTCACGTCGTCTCTCCGGCGTGCAGCGGGAAGCACACCGGACAAATGCGATACCCCGGGCCCAGGTGCGCCGCGTGGGGATTGGGCTTCACCGTCACCTCGTCGGCTTCGGATAGGGTCCCTGCGTCTTCGTCGAGTCCGCACCTGGTGTGATCTTGCGTCACGAACTCCAGGTCAGCCGCGTGCACCGTCTTCATCCGGCCCTCGTCCCGCGCGTGCTTCTGGCGGATCCACTCGTCCGCCTCCTCTTGGGAGTCACCGATATCCTCCCAGAGGCCGCACCGGGCGCAGTGGTGCTTCCAGCCCACGGTGGCGATGCCGTCGCACTTCCTCCCGGGCTTCACGCCACCACCCCCGTCAGCATCTCCCGCACCCGGCCCCAGTCGAAGTTGTCGGCGGGGTCCGTCTTCCGGCCCGGGGCCACGTCGCGGTGGCCGAGGATGTGGACCACGCCCTGCTCCTCGCCCGGCTTCGGTTGACGAACCCGCTTGGCGGTCAGCACGTCTCCCAGGGGCCAGAAGGAGACGTGGGTGCCCAGTCGCCGCACGATGTCCGGCAGCAACTGCGCGAGCGCCTGGTACTGCGCCTCGGTGAACGGCGTCACCCCGTCACCCGGGTTGTCGATCTCGATGCCCACGCTCCGGTCGTTGACGCTGTCCTTCTTCGTGGCCTTCGCCTGCTCCCAAGGCATGGCGGAAATGCCCGCGTGCCACGCCTTGCGCGTCTCGGCCACGAGTCGGAACACCCGGCCCTTCACGTCGATAAGGTAGTGCGCGGACGCCTTGCTCTCGGAGTCACAGAGCCAACCCAGTGCGTTGGGGCCGGGGCCGGTGTGGTGCAGCACGACGGTGTCCACGCGGACGCCCGGCTTGCGCGCGGAGTGGTTGGGACTCGGGTGGTCGATGATGGTCACGGCTTCATCCTCAGGCGTCGCGCCTTGTCGACTGCATTCACCCCGCGCCACGGGAAGTCCCGGTAGGTGCGCGCCGGCCGTTTGCCCGCGAGCACCTCGCAGGCTTCCTCGATGGAGGTGACGACCGGAATGGGATGCCCGCTGCGCTCCCAACGCCGGTGGAGCTCCACCTGCCCCGGGCGCATGCGGGCATCCCCTTCGGACTTCACCTCGAGCGGCCGCACCTCGCCGCGGCGAAGGCACACCAAGTCCGGGAAGTCGGCGGACGACACCCGTTCAACCACCCAGCCATCGGCCTCCAGCGCCTCGATAATGGACCCCTCATTCGCGTCTCGCTGCTCCGGCCTCCCTCGGACGCTCACGGCAGCACCCATGACTTGTTCTTCACGATCCTGTTGATCGTGGCGTCGCACACTCCGAAGCGGTCGGCGATGCGTTGCTGGACCTCGCCTGTCGCGTGAGCCGCTCTGATTTCTGCCACTGCGCTCCAGGTCAACTTCGCCATGGGATTCGACTCCCCGGGGGCGCGATTCGCCAGATGCGGATCCCGAGCCATGCCGTTGCGGGTGCCAGTGGCGGCCCTCCCCTTGCGCTTCATGTCGTCCATGTTGTCACGGTGGGTGCCCACGAACAGGTGGGTCGGATTGACGCACCACCGGACGTCGCACCTATGGCAGACGAGGAGTCCTTTCGGTATCGGCCCGTGGGTCATCTCGTAGGCCACGCGGTGAGCGAACGTCGGCAGTCGGCCCGCTCGGACCGTCCCGTACCCCTTGCTGTGCTGCGTGCCCATCCACAACCAGCAACCCGTATTGGGCTCGGGAATGGCCTTGTCCCAGAACCGGAGCCTCCACCCGGAACGTCGCATCCCCTTCGGGCCCTTCTCCGTCTCGATGGTCATCTCGCCCTCCACTTCCATCCCAGCCGCTGCTTCGTCCCTAGGGCGAAGTGCAGGTCGAAGCGCTTCTGTTGAATCCAGCGGCGGTTGAGCGTGTGCGGCTTCCCGCCCTCGCACTTCCATTGATTCACCCAGACCCCAAGCCCACGTCGCCCCATTCGCTCACCTCCCACCTGCCACGCGAACATGGCCGCGCACGCCACGGCCATGACTCCAAACGCCAGGGTATTCCACGCATGGAGCCCCAAGACCTCCCAGCCGCACACGGCCGCGAGTCCGAAGATGGCCGCGAGCATGAGGCACTTCTGCCGCGTCGTGGTCATGGCGTCCTCCCAAGCGCTAGGATGCAGTAGCCCTGAGCCATGTGCTCGGACCCGCGCAGGATGTACGTCACGACACGCGTCTCCGTCTGCCCCGAGTAGCCATCGGCCAGTACGCCGTCCGGGTCGTACTCCTCCAGGACGAGCATGTCCCCAACCTCGAACCCACGGTCATCCCTGCGCGCCTCGAACGTCTTCGAGCCGTCTCGGACGGCCCGGAAATACTCCGGCCAAGTCTTCAGGTGATGCGTTTTCATCGGCCCCACCATTCGCGCGTCCAGCCCTTCTTGTGGAAGCCCGCCAGCAGTAACAGGCACGACGCCATTCCAACAACATCCCACCACTCGTAGGCACTCATGACTCCCTCGCCTTCCGCACACCCGCGCGCACCGCCTCGACGGACACGCCCTGGCCACGGGCCGCGTCCACGGCCGATTCGCAGGTGTTGTCCAGCACGTTGGCCACGGCCTTGGCGATGCGCTTCGCCTTGTCCACCGCGGCCGCGTCGTTGAGCGCCCGGCCCTGGTACAGCTCCTCTCGCAGTTTCGTGCCCATGCTCATGGCTTCACCAACGCATCGTAGAAGGCGAGCGCCTCGGACAAGAGACCGGTGCACGCGCGAGATGGCCACGCCTCGACCATGGCGTCGCACCCCTCGCGCGCAGCCTCAACCACCGCATCGGCCGCCCGGAGGCGCTCCAGTCCCGTCTTCTGCTCGCGTTGGACCATGGCGCACAACTCGCCAGTCGTCTTCTCCGACAGTGGGCATGAGCACTCGTCCGCCCAGTTCTCGTCGAGCGCCGCGCACCCCTCAGCGTGGAGATGGGCCGGGCGGAGAATCGGCTCCACTTGCTCCCGCAGCGCCGCGCAGTCCGCCTCGGCCTTCTCGGCGCGGGCTTTCCACTCGTCGCGCGAGTCAGCGGCAAGACGGAACGCGTTCCGCTCCTCGTCCCGCTGCCGCGCCAGGAGCCCAATCTCGACGCCGAGCAGGTCGTTCTGCTGGAGACCAGAGGCGACGAGTGCCTCCATCGCGTCGTTCACCTGCCGCAGGTAGCGGTCGCGTTCCGACTCGGCTCTCTCCGCGCGGGCCTTCTCCCGCTCGGCGCACGTCTTCCAGTCGTCGGCGGACTCACGGGCGGCGTCACGCTCCCTCGTGGCGATGCGCGCCTGGTCGCGGGCGTCCTCGAGTTCGCGGGCAAGGCTCTGTGCCGCCGCGACCATGGCGACCGGCGTCTCGCACCCGCCGGAGCAGATGCGCCACTGACGCAGTTCCTCGCGCATGGCCTCGTTCTGCCTCTCCAGGTCCCGCTGGTAATTGTCGCTCACGGCTTCACCTTGGACACACGCTCGATGTCCCAATCGACGCTGTGCTGGTCGGCGATGGAGCGGGCCCGGTCGGCCTCATCGTCCGTCAGATCCGTACACGACTCTTCGGGCTCGTGTTCGACTTCGATTCGAACGCTCGTGCGCGCCACGAGGAACACCTCAACAACCGTCTTCATGTCTCATCCTCCTGCCCCACCACGGGCCGACTCACTGTGCCTGCTTCTCGTTGCTGTGCAAGTTCATGCGCTGCCTTCGGACTCAGGCATCCCATGAATGGATCCACCAGTTTCGTCATTCGTCCAGGATGTCGCGGGCACTCACTCCACCCCGCCGCGCGCAGCTCGCGGGCCATGTCGTCAGGACTCACGACTCACCTCATCCAGGCAGCGCGGGCACGCGGAGACGGGGTGGCCCTTGCCGTCCTCGGCATTTACGTGGCAGTCGTCGCACAACGGAAGCCCACAGCGACTGCACGTGCACGTCTCCTCGCTGTCGCAGTCTCCCCACTCACACAGGCCAGTCATGCTCCCTCCGAGTCGCAGCAGGGCGGAGGCACCACGCGGCGGCACGTGCGCGGGTGCGGGACGCCGTGTTGGCAACGTGGGTGCTCCGGGTCTCTCACGTCCGACGAGTGAATGAGGGGCGCGTGGTGCTTCGCGCCCATCGGCTTCATGCTGCCGCAGTCCAGGCACTTCTCGACCCTCCACAGCGCCCGTCCCTCTTCCGCCATCCGGTCCATGATTTCGCTCACCAACTTCATGCGGCCTCCCCTTCGCTGTAGCCCTTCTTCTCCCCCACCACGTACCCGCCCATGGGATTAACCAGGCCCGCGCTCTCAACCATCGGCATCCAGAAGTCCACGTCCTTGGCACCCTCGCTCTGCTTGAGAATGGTGCCCACGATGCCGCCCGGCATGCCCTCGTCTTGCCAGAGGCCCACGGCAACGCGGCTCGCCTCTTCGAAGGCCCCGGCGTTCTTCCACAAGTCGGAGGTGGGGCGGATGAAGCGCGGCTCTTTCGTCACGTTGCCCTTGGGCCGCTTGAAGTGCACGAGCAGCACCACGGGGATGTCGAGCGTCTTCGCCACGTTGCGCAGGCAGCGCACCATGCTGGCGGTGCGCAGGTCGTGCCGCTCGTTGCCCTCGTCGTCCAGCGTCACCTCGCTGGCGTTGTCCACCCAGATGGATTCCACTTTGTGCTTCGTCACCCACATGCGGGACTTCGCGGCAATCTGGTGAGGGGTAAGGCCTGGCCGCTCGTCAATCCGCATGTGGTCCCACCACGGCTCGGCGGACGAGTACGCGGCGGCCACCTTGTCCATCTGCCACTTGTTGAGCCCTCCGGAGCCGTCCTTGGCCGGGCTCTGCATGAGGCGACGCACGGGGATACCCGTCTCGCGCGCCACGTACCGCTTAGCGAGCCAGAGCTTCGGGTCCTCGAGCGTGAAGATACCGTCTCGGTGACCGCGCTGAGCCCGGGCGAGCAGCACCGCGGCCTCCAGGGCAGACTTCCCCACGCCGGGGTAGGCGCCGATGAGGATGAGCTTCCCCCGCTCCAGTCCGGCCAGCATCTCGTCCCAGATGTCGATGTAGGTGGGCTGGTACTGCTGCCACTGCCCGGCCTGAATGAGAGCCTGCCGATCGTTGAAGTCCGAAAGCGCGTCCCGGAACGTGAAGTCCGTCGACTCGCCTGCCGAACCCAACTCAGCAAGCTCGCCAGAGGCCTCCAGCGCCGTCCTGGTGACGTCGAAGGCGAGATTCCGGGCAGACCTAGCCGCCTTCTCCGCCGACGCAGCCACGGCCCGCCTAGAGGCCCTGTCGCGGATTGTGGCGATGTACCCGGGCATGCCCACACCGTACAGGGTGGCCATGCCGCCTTCGTCCAGCCCCATGAGCCATGCCGGGCCGCCCACCTGCTCGAGGTGCCCCACGGCGCGCAGGCGCTCCACCACTGCCGGCAGCTGCACTGCCCGGCCCTTCTCGCGCAGCCAGAGCACCACGGCCCACACCAGGGCATGCCGGGGCTCGCCGAAGTCCATGAGACGGAGCTCCTCCGCCTCGTCGCACCAAGCCCCGGTGAGCACCGCCCCCAGAACTGCGCATTCAGCCTCCACGGACACGAGGCTCATGTCGCACCTCCGGCGGCCTTCTTCGCGGCTTGACGGGCGAGGTACTGCTGGTGGGCCCGGGCTCTGTCCTCGGCTGTGGGGGCCCCCGGAGGCGGGGCGATGCCCAGGTGCCGCTCGGCGGGCTTCTCCTCGCGAACGGGCGGCTTGGCGTTTGCCCCCCAGCACTCGGGGCGGAGAAGCTCGGCGAGGGTGGTGCCCTTGTGCCGCCCGGGCTCGAATTGGAGGTCCTGCCGCTGGAGCATGTGGTCAAACCGGCGCACAACCTCGTCCTCCGCCGCCCCGCCCGACTTGCCCCCGGCTTCGGCGAGGTTGAGCAGCGCCCGGTGCTGGGCGTCACCCAGCCGCCCGTCGAACGGGAGGATGCTGCCTCGGTGGCACATGTGGACCTCGGACAGCCGTTCGTGGAAGCCTGCCATGCTCGGCCGTTTTGCCGGGCCGGAAGAAGATGGGGGAGAGGATATAGGAGAGGGGGAGATGGGTGCGGGAAGAGGGGGAGAACCTTCAAGGGGAGGGGGAAGAAGTGACGCGTCACTGTTACGCGTAACGTTACGCGTCACTGTTACGTCACTTGTGACGCTCTGCTGCGCGCGCCGCTCGCGGTACGCGGCTTGACGCTCTGCGCCGGATGACCGCTGGCGCTTCTGGGTGAGGTTCGCCACGATGACCAACAACGCGGCCTTCTCCTCGCGCTCGCGCGCCAGGTCGGCCTCCAACTGGGCAATGCGCTGTTCGGGGGTCACGGCTCCCGCCTTTCGATGGAAACCACGGCCCCGGGCACCGTCCAGGCCTGGATCTGCCACGAAGCCTCACGCCCAGCGGACGACTCCAGCACCCAGCGCACCGCCGGAAGAACGAAGACGCGGCCTTCCTCCCGAGCGGCCTTCTCCAACGCCCGACACACCGCCCGAGCGGCCACGGCCGGACCGCCCGGGGCCTTGAGGACTATGAGGCGCATGCTGGCCAGCACCGTCACAACGCGCGCTTCATTGGTCGTGATGTCCATGTCACTCGCCCCCTTCGCGCGCCGCAATCCAGCAGCGCACTCGCGCGGGCAGCGCCCAATAGATGCGGCAGCGCAGAGCGCCGATCCGGTCTCGCGCCCAATCCGACCATGAGACGTCCTCGGTGGCGGTGTACGAGCCCAGGCCGTACTGGCACGACGTGAGGATGATGCCCTCGCCGTGGATGCAGTCGGACCGGCTCTGGCGCTCACCCCGGTCCCACGCCTCGCAGGCGCGGCGGTGGTTCTCGATCTCCTCAGGCGATGAGTCGCCATCCGGAGAGAAGTCGCGGGGGTCCCCGCCGGGGAAGAAGCCGTATCCGGTGTAGGTGATTTTCGGCATGAAAAGACACCGCCCCGCCCGGGTGCGAGACCGGGAAGGGCGGCGGACTCCTGTTGTCAGGGGTCTGAAGAAAGGAGAGCGCTGGCTCGCACACCAGCGCGTGTGTCAACTCTACGTCCCGGCGGGCCGGGGTGCAACTACCTGCTTCGCAAGCCAGCGGACACGGTCGGCGGGGAATGAGGATCGGACGCCACGGGAAATCTCGACGAGCTGGGGCACGCCGGCGGCGTCCAGGGCCTTGATCGTCTCACGCTCCCGGTCGAGCGCGCCCTCGTTCTTCCTCCATGCAAGGCGCTCCTGGTACTCCGTCGTCTCCAGGTGCGGAACCGTCTCGGGCAGTCCGGGCATGTCGTCCTCGATGGCATGTTTGCGGGTGAATGCTTCGGGCGGGGCCTTGATCTCGATGCTCATTCCACCACCTCCGCCACGGGCGGCTTGTAGCAGCCGCGACCGGGCCAGGTGCTCGGGTCGGGGTTGCAGAACGTGATGACATCCTTTCTGCCCATGACGCTCTTGGCGTGGTCGAAACAGCACTGGGCCTCGCACTCGATGCACTCCAGCCGCGCCTCTGACTCGCAGTAGTCGCAGCCGCTCATGCCGGCCTCTGCCAGGCGTATACACTGATGCGCGCGGTCGACTCGATGCGAACCGCCATCCCCACCTTGGGCTCGGACTCGCCGCGCTCCAGCCTGCGCACGGTGGCGTGGGCGCAGCGCAGTTTCTTCCCGGCCTCCTCGAAGGTGAGGCCGTTACGCTCGCGCCACTCACCCAGCATGCGGCTGGCCTCCGAGGGCCCAACCGCCCGCTTCTCGTTCGCCTCGTCCATCTCTTCGGTGTCGGTCATAAAATTCAGATTAGTTGCGTTCGACTCGCGGCGCAACTATAACGTTGGGCAAGTCGCCGCGCTGGTGCGGCAGGAGGAGCCGATGCGAACAGGCGGATACGTGCAGCACGTCCTGACGAAGCGGAGACGCAAGGTCCTCGAAGTGTCAGGGCGGCGTGCGAGGTTGGAGGGGATTGGCTGGGTGGGACTCAACCCTGAGGCGAAGGTGCCTGCTGGATACGAGGTGGTGCCGTGAGGAAGATGACGCCGGAGAGACTCAAGGAAATCTGGATGCAGGCCGAAGGCAATCCTCTCGCCTATGGCGACATCGCAGGGCAGGTGGTTCTGGAGATCCGAGACCACATCTCCGCCCTGGAGTCCGAACTCGCCGCCGCCCTTCGCGAGTGGAAGAATTGGACGGTCGCCTGCGAGAACGCCGAGCGAGAACGGGAGGAGCTTCGGACCGAACTTGCCACCGCCCGCGACGCGGCGCTGGAGGAGGCGGCTCGGGTCGTGGAGTCCGCCGACGACGGAGTGCCGCTCCAGATGTTGGCTGACGACGGCATCCGCGCCCTGAAGTCCAAGCCCGCGCACGGAATCCAGGCGCCGGAGGTTATTGCCGTCCCTGCGATGCCAGAGGGGCTTGTGGTCATGGCCTCCGAGGAGAGCGGGCTCCTGCCGAAGAAGCGGCGCCGGGAGCACGAGTACGGGCCGGGAAAGGCGGCTCTGTTTGGGTCCGTCGTTGCGTCATGCACCCGTGCCGGATGCGCTGCGTATCGCGTAAAGACGAGAACCGGTAAGACCACTCAGTTTCGTCAGCATGCCAAGGCGGAGCTGACGGACGAGCCCGGCCCGTGCGAGGTGGAGCCGTGAGTCTGAGCCCCGAGGACAACAAGAGGGTCGGCGGGAGCGACGTGGCCGCCATCGTCGGGGTGAGCCCCTACGCCAGCGCCTTCAGCGTGTACCAGCGCATCGTCCACGGCGTGGAACTGCCGGAGTCCGAGGCCATGGCGCGCGGCACCCGGCTGGAGAGTGCGGTCATCGCGTGGTGCGCGGACGAGACGGGACGCCGGGTGCGCCGGAGCGTTTCACTCTCCTGTCGAGAGCCGTGGCAGCGCGCCAGTGTGGACGCGCTCTCGTGGGCCGCCGAGGGTTCCCGGCGCGTGGTGGAGGGCAAGACGTCTGGGCGGTGGATGACGAATGGCTGGGGTACGCCCGGAACGGATGAGGTGCCGCAGCACTACCTCTGCCAGGTGCAGTGGTACATGGGTCACGGCCTGCGCTCGGGGCAGGTGCATGAGCGCGTGGCGGACCTGCCTCTACTCCGCGAGGACTTCGCGCTCTACTCCGTACCCTATGACGAGGACGTATTTCTGGAATTGGAGGACCGGGCCGCGCGCTTCGTCCACGACCACGTGCGCAAGCAGGTGCCGCCCGACGTGACGGCGCTGCCCCAGGACCTGGAGATGCTGAAGCGGCGCTTCCCTAGGCACACGGCCAACGCGCTAGACGCGACATCACTGGAGCCATCCGCGCTCTACACGCTCGACGAGCACCGAAGGGCCGTGGCCGCCGCCAAGGAGGCGATGAAGGCTCGTGAGAAGTGGACGGCACGGGTGCAGATGCTGCTGGCCGAGCACGAGGGGGTGGTGTGGCCCGACGGAACCCGGCTCGACTGGAAGCAGAACAAGCCGAGCACGGTGACGGACTGGGAGGCGGTGGCGAAGGCCATCTACGCGGACAGCGACAGGGCCTGGAAGGATGTCGTGGCGGAGTTCACGACGCAACGCGAAGGCGCGCGGCCTCTGGTCTGGCGCGAAGCGAGGAAGAAATGATCACAGACGAGCAGGCGAAGGCGTTGATCAAGGAGATGTTCGAGGACGGCTGCCTGGACCCGTACCCATCCAGCGACCAGTCCCCCGAGGTGGCGCTGCGCGAGTGGTGCGGCTACGTCGGTGAGCCCGACGAACTGGACGAGGAGGACGAGGGATGAGCACCGCCATCACGCCGAAGGCCAAGACGGACGACTTCATGGCGCTGGTGGTCGCGCGCAAGTCGTCGTTCGCGCGACTGCTGCCGAAGGGGACGGATCCTGAGTGGTTCGAGGGAGAGATTCGTGTCGCGGTGTCGCGCACGCCGAAGCTCCTGGACTGCGACAAGGGAAGCCTCTTCGACGCCATCACCACATGCGCGCAGCTCGGGCTCTCTCCATCGGGCCGGCTGGGGAGCGCATACCTCATCCCCTACGGAAAACAGTGCCAGCTCGTGGTGGGCTACCGGGGGTACCTGGACCTCGCCTACCGCTCCGGGGACGTGGTGGGATTCCGGGCCGAGGTGGTGAACCAGAACGACGACTTCGAGGCCGTGGAGGGCTTCGACCTGGAGGTTCGGCACCGACGGACGGAGGGCGAGCCGGGGCCACTGCGCGCGGTGTACGCCTGCGCGGAGATGCGCGGCGGATACAAGGTCCGCGTGTTGATGTGGGCCCGCGAGGTACTCGCCATCAAGGCACGCAGCCGCGCCTCCTCTGGGCCCTGGCAGACAGACGAGGCGGAGATGTGGAAGAAGACGGCGCTCCGACGCATCATCAAACTCCTGCCCCTCTCGCCGCAGCGGGCTCAAGGCCTCTCCCGTGCCGTGGAAATCGAGGACGCCGAGTACGAGGACTTCGCCGTTGAGGTGGAGCCCGAGCCCACCAAGGGCGTGGAGGGGCTGAAGAGCGCGCTCAAGAAGAAGACGGAGGAGCAGAAGACACTGCCGGCTGCCTCGCCTTCGTTCGCGGACCTGGACCGGCAGCTTGAGGCGGCGCGGAACAAGGCGCCCGTTTCCATCCACGACCCCAACGCCGAGCCGCCAGAAGACGTGGTGCTCCCCGGCCAGCGCCAGCCCGGGGAGGATGGATGAGCCCCCAGGAGAAAGCCCTGCGCGAGCACCTCAAGCACATGCCCACCGCACTCCGGCTCCTGGACGAGATGCTCGCGGCGCAGAAGATGACCGGCCTTGAAGCCGCCATTCAGGTGTTCGCCGACCTCCAGACGGAGAAACAGCGCCACGCACTGCGCCGTGACGCCACGAAGGAGGCCCGGGAGGACTGCGCGAACGAGGGGAAGCGCGCGGCGTGGGCCAACCACATCCTCAGGTCCCGTCTCGGGCAGATGAAGAAGCCGCCCCGCGTCAGAAAGAAGAAGGAGGCGAAATGAGACACCGATGGGTGGCACGACGAAGTGGTGGACCTCGAAATGAGTGCCGGACGTGCGGTGTGAGGCGCCGGGTTAAGCCAGGGACGCGGACGGTGTGGCAGTTTCGCTGGTTCCCAGACGAAAGATGGCTGGAAGGCGTGGTGTGCGGCGTGTTCTGAATCTTGCGCCCACGGCGAACGGGCCGTAGGTAGTTGATGGGCCACGCCTTGGGCCAACGGGGACTCCTCCCGCCAAGGAAAACCAGCCGAGCGCACCGGGCCCATCGTGCGCACCAGTAGGCTCTGACTGGAGGTGAGCGGAGACGTGGCAGCGGATGCCGGGTGGGGCCCCGGGGAGACTCGGGGCCCTTTCTTTTCGCAGTGACGCCCTCGGGCGATGCAGTCCAACCAAGGAGACGAGATTTTCCAGGACTACGCAGAGTGGAAGCGCCGGGCGGACCTGCTGCACAAGGCTCAGCGGGCGATGCAGGACGCTCGGGACGCTGTCGGAGCGCTGGATGCCGAGCCCTATAAGCCTTCGGGCATGGTGCGCCCATTGATGGTCTGTCGAGACCGGCAGGACGAAGCCGGCATGTGGCTGATGCTGGCCACTGAGGAGCACTAGAAGGCTGGACAGCCCAAGTCCGAGTAGTTGCGTCAGGCGCCTCCCGGGTCTACCGTCCTGGGAGTGCGCCTCTCCCGTTCCCTCGCAAGGCGGAAGGCGCATAGACGGCTGATTCTCGGGGTCCTTGCCGAGCAGTTCAACGAGTGGCCGCAACCACCGCCGTCGGACAGGGGGCTCGCTCGGCGGGCCCTTCGTCTTTCTGGCTTCATGGCCCAGGAGGGAGCACCTTTGGGCCCGTCCAAGGCCCTTCGCTAGAGGCGCCACACCAACAGCGCGGGTAGGCGAGGGCCGGGAGGCGACTCCTGGCCCTTCGTCTTTGTGCGGACCCTTCACTGTGGAGGGTCCGCACAAACCCGGCACAAACTCAGCGTTTCGGCTTCTTCTCCAGGCCACCGCTGATGCCGGCGCCGAACGTCTGCACCACCGTGGCGCCGATGGCGCAGGCCAGGCGCACGCTCTCGTTGGGGTGCTGGGCGGCGCAGAGAACGAGGCCGGAGGCGATGGCGCTCGTGGCGGCCAGGAGCCAGGGCGTGGCGCGCCGGGGAATCTTCAGGTCTCCGTTGGGGCTCTTCACCAAGGCGACCCTGGCGGGGTCATTGAGGCCACCGAGGGCGGCGCCAGGCACAACGGGGTTGGTGTCGTTCATGCCGCCAGTGTACCTCACGCGGCGTCGTCCTTGCGCCTGCGCGGGTGGTCATCGCGCATGAGGGCACGGTCGAGCTTGTCGTCAATCTTGTCGAGCTTCTTGTCCTGTTGCCGGAGGTGGTCCTCCACGCCGGCCATGCGCTGGTCATGCACGGCCTCGCGGGACTCGATGATGCTGATGCGATGCACCACCACCTCGTGGCGCCGGTCCTGCTGGTCCTTCACCGCGGCGAGGCCTTCACCCATCTTGTCCACGCGCTTCTCCAGTTCGGCTACGTCCTGGCCCTGAGTGTTCTGCGTGCTTCTCAGGGCCTCGTAGAGCCTGGCGCCACCCACCGCCATGAGCACGATGGACACCACTGAGGCGATGGGGATGGCCGTCTCGGGCGTGAGGACGTCCACCGCCAGTAGGACTGGAGGGTGGGTCATGGCCCGAAAGGTGCCATGCCTCCCGGTGTGTGGCAATCCGCCACAGTCCCTACGGGACCATGCTGGTGTTGGGTTTCGGAGCCGGGGCTACTGGCACGAGACACTTACCGTCGCCTTCGAATGCGCCGTCCGGGCAAGGGGGCTTGGACGCATGGGGCACCCAGCACGCGCCGTCGTACTCCACCTGGAGCCGTGGGTAGCACGGGGGCGTCTTCTGCCCAGGTAGCTTCTTCGCGTCTGCCGTGAGGAGGCCAGGGGGCATCCAGACGATGTCCGAGACGAAGGCCGCCGGCACCGGCTTCGGCGCTGTGGCGCGCTGCGAGATGCCGAGGCGGCTGGGGAAAGCAACGGCCCCGGCAAGCAGCGCCAGGGCCCCGAGGGAAGCGCCCGCCCGGAGGACCGGGAAGGCGGGTGGGAGAGGTGGGCGGGGCATGGCCAGAGTCTACAGCGTGTCCCGTGGGTTCGTCTTGCGCACCGCCGCCGGGCGGACGTCGGGCATGCCGCTGGTGTCGAGATACGGAACGATGGACGCCGGGGCGCCGGCGGCAGCGCCAGCCGTGCGTCCAGCGCCGATGCCCACACCCATCCCGGCGGCGCCCCGCGCGGCGTCGATGGCCGGGGACAACTGCACGGAAGTCCCGGGCCCGTAGCGCTGGATGTCCCACTCCGGATACTGCCGCTCCAGCCGAAGCACCGCCTCCTCGGCGGTGGCGCCTCCACCGGGCCCATTGCAGGTGTTCGCGGCGTCATCCCGCAGGGCCCGTCTGAACTCCTCGGCGCGCTTGGGGTGGATGTTGATGTCGCCAGTCGCCAAGGGGTGGAGGTTGGCGGAGTCAGAGGAGGCGCCGACCTCTATCTCCCCCAGCTTCTCCGCAAGCTTCTTCTTCACGCACTCCTCGCTGGCACCTGGGAGGAGCGCCTTGGCGATGCGGGCGAAGAACTCGGCGCGGCGGTAGAGCTCGTTCCACTCTGCCACAGGCCCCGTCCATCCGGCGGGAGGCGCGTTGATGCCAGCGGCGAAGGACGGGGCGGACAGCAGCAGCGACAGCAGGATGAGGCGTTTCATGGGTTCTCCAGGGCGGCTTGGGTGACGGCAGAGATAGCAGAGAGTCCGAGCGTGGCGACGAGGTTTGGCAGGGGCTGGCCGCTGTCGGGCTTCAGGGCCTTGGCCATGGCTCCAGCCTGCATGAGGGCAGAGCGGAGCCGGGCGTTCTCCTCCTCCAGGGCCTCCACCTCGGCGAGGTGCGTCAGGGCGAGGGTGGGGCTCATGGCTTCTCCTCCATCGAAATGAAGGCGAATGCCGCGAACGCCATGGGCGTGATGTCGTACCAGTTCCGACGCCACCGCGCCCACAGCAGGCGCACATGACGATCGCGAATCCAACTCGGGAAGTCGTCGCGGCTCACGGCCCCTCCTCCTTCGCGCGCTTGATGGCGGCAAGGATGACGGCGTGCTTCTGGTTGAGGCTGTCGACCCAGCCACGCTCGCGAGAGATCTCCTCCTCCCACTGCGCCTGGCGCCGCTTCGCCGCGGCCTCGGCCATGTCCTGGGCGCGGGGAACGAGCACTTCCGTGATGAACGCCTCCAGGGCCTCGGGTGCCTTCCCCTGGTACGGCTCAACCACCTCGTCACGGACAACACCAGGCAGACGGCACCACGCCGTGTGGAGGTCACTCTCCAGGTGGGCCATGTCGGCGATGGCGCGGAGGGTTTCGTCCTCCCAGACGCGCACGGAATCCAGAGCCCGCTCGAACACCGCGCACACGTCGCCGGCCTGCTCGATGACGGCGGGGTGCGAGCAGACATCATCGGGAAGTCGAGACTCGCCGATCGGGGGGTCGAGAACCTCCCGAACCTCCAGCACCTCGACTTCCTCTCCGCGCGGATCAACATGCGCAATGCACACTCCGTGCTCCGGCACGAAGCATTCGAATCGCACCATGTCTGGCAACTCGCACGTCAACGTTACAGTCGTCCCGCAGGACGTCTTCAGTTCCAGGTCCATGTCTTCCTCCTGGGGCCACCACGCCCCGCAACGCCCCAAGCCCGCTGCTTGTGGCAGCGGGCGGGGTGCTACTTCACTACCTCGCAGAGGTAGGCGGGGAACTCGTCCGTGCGGCGGCGCCCATCCTTCAATGCCTCGCTTATCTGCGCCCACCCGTCACGCGTCAGGCCCGTCATCCTGCCGGTTGCGCCGATCTTCCCGTCCACCACGTACCGAATCTGCTCACCAATGTCGTTCGCCGTGACCATTCGCTCTCCCTGCGGCGCCAGCGCCGCGTTGATGAGGAATAGATACAGGCAACGATTCCGTTGCGCAAGGGGTGGGGTCAGATTTCGTTGCGGCAGCCCCGGGCGATGGCGAGAAGCACGTCGCGGAAGGGCTCAGGCGTGGCCTCTCGAATCCGCGTCTTGTCCTTGCCCCCTACCATGGCCATGACGCCAATGCGCCGGGCCTTCTCGTAGCCGTAGCGCTCCACCATGGCTTGGGGGAGTTCCACGGGCGAGCGGCCCCAGCGCAGCTCCGGCGGACGCGGCCCCACGGCGTAGAGCCAGGAGGCCTTCCGACTGAAGTGTCCGTACCAGCCCTGCTCCACGCAGCACACCCAGGCCGGTCCCGCGGCGAAGACAGCCCGGTCCAGCACCCAGCCTCCGGTGTGCGGCGGCTTGCGCAGGCCGAAGGCGTCCCAGGCCTTGGAGTCCTTGGGGTGCTCGAGGACGCCGCCCCAGCGCCACACGGACTCCAGGGCCGCCTCGAAGCACCCCTTGTCGTCGCCCGTCCTGCGCGTGCCTGGCGCACTCGGTCCACCCTCGGAGAATCGCCCCCACCGCTGACAGGGCGGGTGTGCCACCACGGGGTGGGGCCCGGGGTAGAGCCTGGCGTCTCGGGAGAGCGTCCATGCTTCCACGGCGCGCAGGCCGGCATAGCAGCCCCGCTCGTCTACGTAGAGGGCCGCAATCATGGCTTCGGTGCCTCGCGCAGCTCCGGGAAGAGGGCCAGGAGGGAGCGGAGCTGATCGAGTGACAGGTCCACAGCGGACGACTCAATGCCGTCCGAAGTCGTCAGAATGTAACGGCCAGACGGGTAGGCCTGGAGGCACACGTACTCGCCCGGAGCCGTCTCCACCTTCATGAAGCGCTCGGTCATGGCTCCCTCCTCCAGATGTCCCGGGCGATAGCGATGAAGACACAGCAGGCCGCCAGCGAGACGAAGCACATCGCTACGGCGAGCACGCCCATGGTGGTCTCGGGGGTCATGCGCCCTCCACGGCGGCGAAGCACGGCGGGATTGGTTCGCTCGCGACGCGACGCCAGTGGGCGCCCTTTCGGCGCTGCCACACGTCCTTGTTGATGACGGTGCGCGCCGGGCACCGCTCGCACACCCACAACTCCTCGGCCTCGTTCCACTTCCACTTGTGCTCGTTCATTGGGTCTCCAGCACCTGCAGAAGTTCTCGCCATCCTTCGGCCACCTCGCCCGTCTTCGGGTTCACGTACCCGCCGCCGGGCTGGGTGGCCTTCCAGCCGTGCTGCTTCGCCAGCGCCGAGGCCCGGGCTCTGCCCCGGCTCTCCGCGCGCTTGCCCGCCAAGGCTGTGTAGCGCTCGCCGAGGTCGAGCACCGTCACGTAGTCCCGGTCCATGGCCGTCACGGCAACCAGTGGGTCCGCTAGGGCCTGCAGCAGCTCCCGTCCCTTGCTCGCGGGCCAGTGCAGGGCCGAGGGCCAGATGGCCTCCGCCTGCAGCCGCGGCACGCGCGCCTTGGCGGCGAACTCCGCCTTCACGTCTGCGGCGGACTCGTTCACCTGGTCCAACACCCACTCCCACAAGCGGCACACCAGCAACAGTGCGTCGCCCTGGGACACCGGCTTCCCCTTCGCTGCAGAGAGCATCGTCGCGAGAGCCACCGTCCGGGTCCTCAAGAGGCTGTCCGGCACCTGCAGGTAGTCCAGGCGCACCACGCCTCCCTTTCGTCGTCTGGTCATCCTCGTAGCGTACATCCTGCGCGCAGACTGCGCAAGACTGCGACCGAGAGAGAAGAGAGAAGAGGTAGAGAAAAGCAGTAGTAGAGGCTCGCGGGGTGGTCGGAGAGCTGGACTGCGGTGCCCGTAGCTGCGGGCTACCCGCTGCCGCGCCATGCTCCGACACGCCGAGGGGCTCCGCTCGGCCTCTTCCGGCGCCGTTGCTGGCCGGGTGAGAGCCTGTCCTGTCCGCTGGAGGCGCAGCCTCCCCAACGGCCCTCGGGGGCCGGCGGGAGCGGGGGACGCAGTCGGCAGCCGTCGGGCAGGGCGCGGTAATCGAGGGAGGCGCGCTATTCACGACGTGGCGAGTCGGATTCGGGCGCCCCGCGCTTGAATGTTGGTCGGCCAACCAGCATAGTCGTCGAGTGACTGAAAACAGCGACGGCTCAGCGCAAGAACAGCGGGGCTCAGCGAAGAAGGTGCGCGGCCGCCCCTTCCAGCCGGGCCAGTCCGGCAACCCCGGAGGTCGCCCCAAGGACGACATCGGCGAGTACATCCGGGAGACGAATCCCCAGGGGCGAAAGCTCGTGGAGTTCTGGCTCGCCGTCATGGAAAACCGGGCGCCAGGCTTCGAGGGCAAAGCCGAGGTGAGGGACGCGCAGCGCGCCTCGGAGTGTCTCGCCGCGCGCGGCTGGGGTAAGGAGCGCGAGTCCCTCGAGGTGACGGGCGCGGAGGGTGAGCGCCTCACCGTGGTGGTGCAAACGCTGGCCGAGCCAAAGGCGGGCGAATGAAGGTGGACGCCATCCAGGAACTCATCGACACCATCTCGGACGACCCCTATGGCCACCCGGGCTGGGATGCCATCAACGCGGCGGAGGACGAGTTGGCCGCCCTTGTCGGCCGACCCTCACGAGCCCATACGGACAACTTCTGCGAGTGTGGCAAGTGCACGGCGCGCAAGCGCGGCTGGACGACGTACGCCGAGTACCTTGCGTGGGCGGCGAAGCAGGAGGCGGACATGCGCCGCCCCGAACCGAAGGAGCAGCCGTGATCTACCTGACGCCCAAAGGCGCACAGTACGCGGGGCATCGAACGGAGTGTTCGCTCAACACCGGGGCCGCCACATGCGACTGCGGTGTCTGGTGGGAGAAGTCAGAGCGCGCGGCGTTCAATCCGCCCACCACGTGCCGCCCCGCAAAGCCGTTCGAGGCGTGCTCCGACTTGCCCACTGACCCTCGCCAGGAAATGCGAGACCTCCTGCGCCGCATGCGGGAGAACATCGGCGAGTTGGAGCGCCTTCTGGAGAAGAGCCGATGAGCGCGGGCACGGCCTACATCGTCGGCTTTGTAGTCGGTAGCGTCCTCACGGCGCTCTGCTGCTGGGCACGCTGGAGCGAGTGGGAGAGGCGGCGATGAGCGACGAGCAAGAGTCCGACGTCCTGGTGTCCAACCCAGCGGACCGCTACCTGGTGGAGATGCGGGATGGCACGTGGCGCTTCATGCGCCGGGACGAGAACGGCAGCGCCTACCAGCCCGTGTCCGAGGAGACGGCCAGGGAGATGCTCAAGACGGGCTTCCCCGTGCGCTTGGAGAAGGCCGAGGCCCAGTACCAGGCCGCCCAGGACGAAGCCACCCAGCGCGCCCACGCGCTCGCGGAGATGCTCCAGCAGCGCGGCTTCACCCCGGAGGGCAAGCAAGGCCCCGTTCGCATGCAGCGCATGCAGGTGGAGGGCGGAGAGCCCACCTTCAGTGCCTACTCGCTCGACATGCGCGGCAACGAGCGCAAGGGCCCGTTGTCGCTGGAGGAGGCGCGCTACCTCTCCGGCACCTACCCGGAGGGCGTGCAGGAGGTGCCGGAAGGCGAGGAGTTGGTGCCGCTTCCCCAGCCTCAGCCCGCCCCCGGCTTCGACGAGCGCAAGGCCCGGGCCCTCATGGCGGCGCTTCGAGGTGGAAAATGACGGTGTGGCATGCCGATGAGTGGCGAGGACTCGATGGCTGGCTGTGTGTTGCGGTGGGCATTCGCATCACGCAGCAGGCGCGGCAACTGTGGATACCCGTGCCGAGCGTTACGACCCAGAGGCTTCCATCCGGCGTCATGCGGACCACATACGCCGTGGTGGGCACGGAGCAGACCCTGCGAGGTGGGAAGTGAGAGCCTGGGGCGAGGACGTGTTCTTGGCCACCGTCGGCACGAAACGAGGTGACGAGTGGCGCTGCGCCTGGGTCGACCCGAGGCGCGACGCCTACTACATTCACCGTGGGCATCGCGGGGCGCGCCTTCGGCGCCATCTGCGTCGGTGGCGTCGTCTCCAGGCCCTGCGAGGTGGCGGGTGAACGACATCGAGCGGGTACGCGCCGGAGTGGCGTGGATGAGGGAGTACGCCACGCCTCAACGCGAGAATGAGGCGATGACGCAAGCAGCGGTGGACCGCATCGAGTCCGCTCTTCGGGCCCTCACCGCCGAGCATGGCTCGCAGTGCCAGTGCCAGGGATGCGCGGTGCTGCGATGACGCTCGTGGACGACATGTGCCGCATGGGTTTCGGAGACCTCTGGGAGAGAATCTTCGGGCCGGAGGCGTTCGACCAGCGGCCGATCCCGCCGATGGATGCGTCCGAAGCCGCCCGCCTCGTTGTCGCCTCGGGCCCGCCGCTGGGTGTGAGGTGGATCTCTCCATGGGGCGACCCTCTCGCCGCTCCTCCGCCAGAGGGGCAGGTACTCCACGTCTTGCCCCGCGAGTTCGAGGACATGCACGCCCAGGCCATTGCCTTCGTGCTGGACCGACCCGGCACGCCCCTTCAGCTCCGCATGCATCGAAGGTTTCCGGCCTAATGCCCACCGTCACCCTGCCCAACGGCTGGACGCCACGTCCCTACCAGGAGGCGCCCATGCGGTACATGGACGCTGGAGGGAAGCGAGTCGTCACCATCTGGCACCGGCGTGGCGGGAAGGACCTGACGGCGCTCCACCAGACGTGCAAGGAGGCCCACAAGCGCACGGGCGTGTACTGGCACATCTTCCCCACGGCCGAGCAGGGGCGCAAAGCCATCTGGGAAGGATTCACGAAGGACGGGCAGCGGATTTTGGAGCAGGTTTTTCCCCGCGAGCTGCGCCGGAGCCCTCGCGAGTTCACTACCAACGGAGAGATGGTCGTCACGCTGAAGTGCGGCAGCATCTGGCGTCTATTGGGCAGCGACAAGATGGAGGTGGTGGGTGCGGGCCCCGTGGGCGTAGTGCTCAGCGAGTACGCGCTGGCCAAGCCCAACACCTGGGACCTCATCCGCCCCATGCTCCGGGAGAACGACGGCTGGGCCTGGTTTCCCACCACGCCGCGCGGAAAGAACCACGCCCACAAGCTCTTCGAGATGGCCAGGGCGGATCCCACGTGGTTTTGCGACCTGAAGACGCTGGCGGACACCAACGCCTACGACCCGGTGCGGACCGTGGCTGAAGAGCAGGCCTCCGGCATGCCCGTGGAACTCATTCAGCAGGAGTACTTCTGCGACTTCAACGCGGCCAACGTGGGTAGTTTCTACGGCGTGACGCTCGCCGCAGCAGAGGCTGCCGGCCGCCTCGCCGACTTTGAGCATGGCCGGGACAGCGTCTTTACCTTCTGGGACCTGGGCCGGGCGGATGACACCTCCATCTGGTGGATGCGCCCCTCCGAGGACGGCGTGGAGGTACTGGACCACTACGCCTCCCATGGCGAGGACTTGGAGCACTACTTCGACGTGATTGAGGAACGCGCCCGGGTGTACGGCTGGCGCTACCGCAAGCACATGCTGCCGCATGATGCGCGGGCGAAGACGCTGGCCACGAAGATGAGCGTGCTGGACCAGTTCATCCGGCGATTCGGAGCATCCGCCGTGGGTATGGTGCCCGAGCTTGGACTCCTTGACGGCATCCAGGCTGTGCGCGCCATGCTGCTCCACCCTGGGACGCGCATCCACCCACGCTGCTCTTCGGTGGCCAACAGCCGAGACTGCGACGGCGTGGAAGCGCTGCGCTCCTACCACAGGGAGTGGGACGCGGCGAAGAAGTGCTTCCGGGAGACGCCGGTGCACGACTGGAGCAGCCACACCGCCGACGCCTTCCGCTACATGGCAGTCATGGCGAAGGTGCTCGAATTGCTCGCGCGCCCGACTGCCGAAGCGCGCTACACTGCGCCGGTACCGCTCGCGCAGGCATACCGCGGTGACGACTTGGTGCCGGTGCGCCCGGCGAGATTGGATAGAATCGGATGAGCTTCAGAGATGACGTGGCGGAGAAGTCGCAGGATCTTCGGAAGCGCCTGAAGGCCATGGCTGAGGAAGTGTCCGTGCTCGCGCTGTCGCCCAGTCCCGGAGTGCGGGATGTGCTCCCTGGCGTGATGGCCGAGCTGAAGAACCTCGAAGAGGTCATTGGCGAAGCCATTCAGGTAGCGGCGTCCCTGGAAACGAAGGCTACGAACAAGGAGACGAAGTGATGCCCGACGACACCGAGAACCCGCCCCCGTCGAACCCCGTGGACCCCGACGCCGTGGGGGCCGGCAGTTACAACGGCCCCGTGGCGGGTGACGTCGTGGACTGCCGCACGTGCGAGAAGCGCATCTCCCGTCAGAAGTGGTTCGAGAGCCACGCGCCCCAGGGCCACGTCGTGCTGGGCGGAGTCTACGTGCCCACGTACGAGGAGCAGCCGTGGGCAACGTGAGCACGCTCAGGCGGAGTGAGGGCTAACCATGGACGTCGCCTCCAAGCGCGCGCAGGACTTCCAGGACACGCCTCAAGACGAGGCGAGGCGTTGGGCCATGGAGATTGGCAACGCGCAGGAGGTGCTGCGTCCGTGGCACGAGCAGGCCGAGCGCATACACGCGTGGTACCTCGACGAGCGGCAGGACGCGCTGGATGGCGAGAAGCGCGTCAATCTCTTCACCGCCAACGTCCAGACGCAGGAGGCGCTCCTCTACGGGCAGGCCCCACGAGCGAGCGTCAACCGGCGCTTCGGTGACCCGGCCGATGACGACGCACGTCTCGCTGGCCTGCTGCTTGAGCGGGTGCTCAACGCCGAGTTGGACCCCGATGGGGACACCTACAACGAGGCCCTCGGACACGTTCTCCAGGACAGGCTCATCGGAGGCATGGGCCAGGCCCGGGTGCGCTACGAGGTGGAGTTCGAGCCGGTTGGTGAGGTGGTCGAGGGCGAGCCGCCCGCTGAAGAGCGTAAGGCGAAAGAGTCTGCCCCCACTGACTACGTCTTCTGGAAGGACTTCCTGTGGAGCCCGGCCCGGGTGTGGAGTCAGGTGCGCTGGGTGGCCTTCCGGAACGAGCTCACCGCCGAGCAGGTGGAGGGGCGTTGGGGCAAGGAGGTGGCGGACGAGATTCCGTATAACGTCGGCGCCTCGAAGGAGAAGGAGGAGGACGCCCCCAACCCCTGGCAGCGCGCCGAGGTGTGGGAGATTTGGGACAAGACGCGTGGGCTCGTCTTCTGGTGGGTGCCGGGCTACGACAAGGTGCTGGAGCAGAAGCCGGACCCGTACGAATTAAAGCGCTTCTTCCCATGCGGGATGCCGCTGTTCGCCAACCCGACGACGGGAAAGGTGGTGCCCCGCCCGGACTTCGCACTGTCCGAGGACCAGTACCGCGACATCAACACGCTGACGACGCGGATTTCCAACCTCGTCAAGGCGGTGCGCGCGGCCGGAGCCTATGACTCCTCCAACAAGGCCCTCATCGACCTGCTCAACGGGGATGAAGGCAACAAGCTTTACCCGGTAGAGAACTACGGCGCGTTTTCGGAGAAGGGCGGCCTGCGTGGCGCTTTCGAGATGCTGCCGTTGGACGTCATCGTCTCGGCCATTCAGACGCTCCGCCTGGAGAAGGAGGCCGCCAAGGCCGAGCTCTACGAGGTGACGGGGATGAGCGACCTCCTGCGCGGACAGGCGGCTCAGGCGGGAGCCAGCGCCACGGAGCAGGCCATCAAGTCCCGCTTCGCCTCGGTGCGCGTGCAGCGCATGCAGCAGGGCTTCGCCAACTTCGCGACCGAACTGCTCCAAATCAAGGCCGAGGTCATCTGCCGCTTCTTCGACGAGGGCACCATCCTGCGCTTGGCCAACGCCGAGCAGATGGAGGACGCCCAGCGTCCGGGCGCGCTCCAACGGGCCGTGGCGCTGCTGAAGTCCCGCTTCCACGAGTACCGCGTGGAGGTGAAGGCTGAGAGCCTCTCCATGGCCGACTTCGCCTCCCTGCGCCAGGAGAGCATGGAGGTACTCCAGGGCATCGCTGCCTTCATCCAGGCCATCACCCCGCTCGCCCAGACTGTGCCGGGCTCCATGCCCTACATGCTCAAGGTGTTCCAGTGGGGCATGTCGAAAATCAAGGGCGGCGCCGAGGTGGAGGGTGTCATCGACGAGGCCATCAAGGCCTTCGAGCAGCAGCAGGCCCAGGCCGCGGCAAACCCCCAGCAGGCGCCCCCGGACCCGAAAATTGTCGTGGAGCAGATGCGCCAGCAGAACGAGAAGCAGAAGGTCCAGGAGGAGCTCCAGGCGGACCTCCAGCGGACAGCGGCGGAGTCCCAAGCCAAGATGCAGCAGGAGTCCCACCAGACGCGCGAGAACGTCAACGAGGCGCTCCAGAAGGCGGAGATTCAGCGCGCCACACGTCCGCCGGAGCCTCAGCGCCAGGGGGGCGTGCCGTGACCGTGATGACCATCAGAGAGGCCCGAGAGAAGTGGCCGGACGCCACCGGGCAGACGCCGTGGCAGGACATGTGGATCTGGTTCTGCGAGAAGCATGGCGTGGTGGCCTTCGATGTCGCCGACGAGGACCAGATGATGCGGGAGCACGGGCCGTGCTGGTGCTTCACGCAGAAGCCCAAGTCATCGCCTAGTGCGGGAGGCGTGCCGTGAGCATTGGCGAGGTTGACCACTCCGACGGGTGCCGGTGTCCGCACTGCCGGCGCCGGATGGTTGAGGAGATCGGTGTCATGGCGCGAATGATGAAGGCCGTCCCCACTCAGGAGGCCGACGGCCACTTCCGAGGCTGCCCACGTCTTGGGAAGTGCTCCTGCCCCGCCAACGCCCCGCGCGACCCCTTCTTCTGCGAGCACTCCGAGCGCCCCGAGGCGTGCTGGCCTTGCAAGGTCAAGCAGGAGCAAAAGGAGAATCCATGAGCCGCACCCGCACCGTCTACCGCAGCGACCCGTCCACGGGGGAGGTCTTCAAGTTCGACGTCTCCGAGGACTACCAGCGCCATGCCGAGCGCGTGCCACTGGTGACGGACCGCTTCATGGAGGGACACACGACGGCAGACGGCATCGACATCGGCAGTCGCGTGAAGCGCCGTGAGTACATGAACTCCAGGGGCCTCGTGGAGACGGCCGACTGCGAGGGCATGTGGCAGAAGGCGGCCCGTGAGCGCGCCGCGCGCGGGCAGGGCAACCCCACCGAAGTGCGCGAGGCCATCGCCCGCGCCCACCACCAACTCAGGAAGCCGTGACCATGGCCGATACGACACCGCAGAACGACACCCGCGCGGCCGTGGAGGCCGCCATGCAGCAGCACGAGTCCGCCGGTGAAGTGGCGGCGCCCATGAGCGCCATCGACTCCACGCCCGAGGAAGCCCCGGCGCAGGAGAAGCCAGCGGCCCCCGAGCGTGTGCGCGACGAGGCGGGCAAATTCGCCCAAAAGCCCAAGGAGAAGCCGGCGGAAGGTTCTGGTAAGGCGCCTCCCGCTGGCGGGACGGAGGAGAAGCCGGACCAGCCGGCCGGAGACGAGAAGTCCCCGGAGCAGCCGCAGCGCGCCGCCCCCCCCAAGGGGGCACCGCTTCCTCCGGCTCTGCGCGAGCAGTGGGGCGCCCTTCCCGAAGTGGCCCGGGAGTACATCCTCAAACGCGAGGGCGAGGTGTCCCGCGTCCTCTCGCAGACGGCCGAGGCGCGCAAGACGCACGAGGCTCTGGCGAAGACGCTTGAGCCGTACCGGGAGATGCTCACTGGGGAGCCCATGACGGTAGTGGGCGGCCTGCTCCAGACGGCGGCCGTGCTTCACCGCGGCTCTCCCCAGGACAAGGCTGCGCTCGCGGCCCAGATGATTCAGGGCTACGGCATCGACATCGAGACGCTCGCCAATGCGCTCGAGGGGGGCGCGGCTGGGCCCCAGGCGCCACAGCACTTCCGCGACCCACGCGTGGACGCCATTGAGCAGCGGCTGGCGCGCGAAGAGCAGCAGCGCATGCAGCAGGCACGGCAGAGCGCGGCTGTGGAGTACCGGGAGTTCGCAGAGAACGCCGAGTTTCTCGACTCGCCTGGAGTCCGGGAGGCCATGGAGCGCGAGATGCGGCATGAAGCCGCACGTGGCGTTGTTCTGGGGCTAAAAGACGCCTATGATAGGGTTGTGTGGGCCCTCAAGGACACACGAGACGTGCTGTTGGAGCGCGAGCGCAAGGCGCCAACCGGAACCGCCACGAGTCAGGCGGCCATCCAGAAGGCAAAGAACGCTGGCTCCTCCGTCAAGACCGAGCCCAGCATGGCCCGCGTCACGACGGACAACAGCATCGAGGCGCTGATTCGAGCCCAGCTCGAAGGCGTGCGGTAGCAGTGCCGTCGTAGCCCCCATGTGGACGGGGCGTGAGCGAGCCGCGTTGCGGCCCACGCGCAAGTAGGCCCACGCCACCCGCAGTGCCGACGGCAGTTACATGCCCCCTCCGAATATTACCTACGGTGACATCGTCACCACCACCCTGCGCAACCGCTCGTCCGTCGTCGCGGACAACCTCACCAAGAACAACGCCCTCTACGGGTGGCTGGCCGAGCGGAAGAACATCAAGACCATCGATGGCGGAGCCAGCATCATCGAGCCGCTGCGCTACGGCGCCAACCCCAACTTCTCCTGGTACTCGGGCTACGACTTGCTGCCCGTGGCCCAGGCCGACGCGGTGACGGCGGCCGAGTTCAACCTGAAGCTGTGCTCGGACCAGGTGGTCATCTCCGGCGAGGAGGAGTTGAAGAACTCCGGCAAGGAGAAGGTGCTGGACCTCCTGGCGGAAAAGACGGATGCCGCTGAGACCACCGTCCTCAATCAGATGGCCCAGGCCGTCTACGGTGACGGCACCGCCTTTGGCGGCAAGGCCATCATCGGCCTCGACGCCATCATCCCGGTTGACCCCACCACGGGAGTGTACGGCGGCATCGACCGCGCCCAGAATCCCTTCTGGCGCCCCTACGTCCTCAACCCGGGCGTCGTCATGACGAGCGCGAACATCGCCGGGTACATGAACCAGATGTACCTCAACCTGATGCGCGGAAGTGATTTTCCGGATTTGATTATCTGTGACAATTACATGTACGCGGCCTTCGAGGCGAGCCTCCAGCAGTACCAGCGCTTCACCAGCGCGGACAAGGCAAAGCTCGGCTTCCGGGGAATCGAGTACAAGGACGCCATGGTGGTGGCCGACGGCGGTATCGGCGGCTTCGCCACGGCGAAGACGATGTACTTCTTGAACACCAAGTACCTACGCCTGCGTCCCCACAAGGACCGCAACATGGTCCCGATTACCCCCAAGACGAGGGCGCCCATCAACCAGGACGCGAGCGTCATCATCTTCGGGTGGGCTGGCGCGCTCACCTGCAACAACCAGATGCTCCAGGGGCGGCTCATCTCCGCCTGAGAGGACACGACCATGCCCCTTCTTCCAGTCAACCAGTTCGTCGGCGGCCAGTCGTACACCGAGGTCAGCACGACGCCGCTGCACCCCCCGGGCTTTCGTCACCGCGCCCAGGACTCGGACTTCGGCAACATCACCGTCGAGTTGATGTACGTGCAGGGCGTTACTGGCTCCGCCACCGGCTCGGCCGTCACCATCAACACCTTTACCGGCGCCACGGCGCTCGCCAC